TCTTTAGAAAACATAGCAGTTAAGTACGAGAAGTACTTTAAGGACGTTCATAATGTCTTTGCCGCAGGTGGGTGGTATGAGCTTTCTTGACGGGGATGTTATTGTCTTGGACCCTGCAGGGGGAAAGGGAGAGGTCATCGAGATCTATGGGTTGGACATTGCGCTTCCTAAAAAGCCAGCCAGATCGGAGATTCTCTTCCATGACAAACCAAAGAAGCTGCAGATGTGGAAGAGGCAGCCTATGCCTGAGGAACTGCAGAGGATTAGAAGTATGGATGAGTGGTTCGAAAAACCTTCCGAGTTTCGAAAGCGCTTTTCTACTTTCATCGAGAAGGAGTTTGAGCGCAGGCGTAACGGTGTTTGGTTTTACAACAATGGCGTGCCTACGTACATTACAGGGAGACATTACATGCTTCTCCAGTGGTCAAAAATTGATATCGGATATCCTTACTATCTTGCCTTCCAACGTGAGATCTTTCTTCACATGGCTGCGTGCGAGGCTGATCCCCGTTGTATCGGTCAGCTTTATACTAAGTGTCGCCGTTCTGGGTACACTAATATCTGTGCTTCTGTACTTGTCGACGAAGCTACGCAGGTTAAGGATAAGCTGCTCGGAATACAGACTCGCAAGAGAACATCTTCATGAAGAAGGTCGTTCCGATCTTCAAGTCATACCCCTTCTTCTTCAAGCCTATCCAGGACGGTACCACAAACCCTCGTATGGAGCTGGCATTCCGTGAGCCATCTAAGCGTATCACAAAGAACAACAAAACGTCCAGGACTGGTGACGCTCTCAACACGATCATCAACTGGAAGAACACCACCAACAACGCATACGACGGCGAGAAACTGCACATGCTGTACCTCGATGAGGCTGGCAAGTGGGAGAAGCCAGTTGACATACGTGAGGCATGGAGAATCGAAAGAACCTGCCTTATTGTCGGTCGACGCATCGTTGGCAAGGCTCTTGTAGGTAGTACAGTCAACCCCATGGACAAAGGTGGGGAGGAGTATAAAACCCTATGGGAAGATTCAAATCCAAATGAACGCAATGCAAACGGTCGGACTAAAAGCGGTCTCTATCGCTTATTTATACCAGCTTACGATGCCCTCGAAGGATTCTTTGATCAATATGGCAATGCAGTTACAGAAGACCCAGACAGTGCCGTGCTTGGTATCGACGATGAAGATATCGACGTTGGGTCCAAGACGTATCTCAAGAACGAGAGGGACAGCCTAAAAAACGACCCGTCAGAACTGAATGAGGTTGTTAGGCAGTTTCCGTTCACTGAAGAAGAAGCTTTCCGAGACAGTATAGACGGGAGTCTGTTCAACATCGGCAAGATCTATCAGCAGATAGACTTCAATAATAATATGTACCCTAACCCAGTGGTGACGGGTAACTTCATGTGGAAGGAGAAAGACAAGGAGGTCATCTTCTCACCAAATCCAAATGGACGTTTCAGAGTATCTTGGCACCCAGATGCCAAGGATAGAAACAAAGTGGTTGAGCACAGAGGGAAAAGAAGTCCTGGTAACAGTCATGTTGGTGTTGGCGGTGTTGACTCTTATGACCTTGACCAGACGGTGGATGGAAGAGGATCGAAGGGAGCACTACATCTTTACAACAAGTTTAACATGCAGGCTCCATCAAACATGTTTGTTTTGGAGTACGCATCAAGGCCAGATCTAGCCAGCATATTCTATGAAGACGTTCTTATGGCTGCCTTCTACTACGGGTACCCTCTTCTTGTAGAGAACAACAAGTACGGTATCGTAAGATACTTTGAATCAAGAGGTTATGCTGACTACTTACTTGATAGACCAGCCCACCTTACAACAAGCAGTTCTAAGGTAAGTGTTAAGACTAAAGGCATCCCATCAAACTCTACAGATGTCATTCAGTCTCACGCGCATGCGATTGAGACATACATTCATAATCACGTAGGCATCAAGCCAGAAAGTGATCAGGTAGGTAACATGTACTTTAATAGAACTCTTGAAGATTGGATCGGGTACAAGATTACAAACAGAACTAAGTTTGACTTGACAATTAGCTCTGGACTGGCGTTGCTTGCTGCTCAAAAAGTTAAGACTGAAAAGCCAAAGTCAAACTTTACTGAAAAGAAATTCTTTCGTAAATACAAGCCTAGAGAGTGGCACTCTTGATTTTGCTATATTTGCAGTTAGATGTACGGCAACAAGAAAAAGAATAACCTGGGATTCCCAGACCCTCTTCAGCCTAGGGCAGTAAAGGAGGGAAAACATTACGGCTTGAAGTACGCGAAAGCGATTGCAAGTCAGTGGGGATCAATGGAGCAGGACAACTCTCTGATTAGGAAGAGAAGTAAAGTCTTCAAGAGAAATAGATCCTACGCAAACGGAACTCAAGACACGACCATCTATCGTCAACTTCTGACGAGCATGGACCCGAACAACAGTGACGGCAGTTTCTTGAATCTTGACTTTACTCCAGTCCCGATCTTGCCAAAGTTTGTTCGTATTGTAACAAACAAAATTCTCTCTTCAGAGCCGTACCCAAATCTAGAAGCCGTAGACCCACTGTCATCTTCAGAGAAGGAAAAGGAGAGAAGAAAGACAGAGACGCTCGTAAAGCAAAAGGAGCAGCTCAAAAGAATTAAAGACAAAGTTGGTGTTGATATCGGAAAGTCGGAAGACATTCCAGACACTCTTGAGGAGGCTGAGATCTTCATGGACAACAACATCAAGTCGTCCTCAGAGATCGCAGCTCAGATTGCAACAAACATTACGCTGAAGTGGAATGACTTCAATGATTCTGTTTACAGGAGGTGTGTGAACGATCTGGTGTCTTTGGGCATGGCAGCATGCAAGAGAAGCAACGACCCCAACTACGGCATCAAGACGTCTTATGTAGACCCAGAGAAATTCATTCACAGCTATACCGAAGACCCAAACTTTGGTGATCTTATCTATGCTGGAGAAGTAAAGAGAGTCAGCATCTCTGAATTAAAGAGAATGGCTGGAGGTCAGCTTGAAGAACATGACTTTGAGGAGATCGCTAAGATCGCAGCGAAGAGATATAAGTACGACACATCAGCTGCCTTCTCTTCTTCTTACGACCAGTACATGGAGCAGAACAGGTACGGTTATGACGAATACATGGTTGACATTCTTGACTTTGAGTTCAAGACTGTTGACTGCATGAACTATGAGTCAAAGAAGAGCAGGTTTGGAAACGAAGGCTTCTATTTGAAGCCAGACAATTACAAGGCTCCAGAAAATTCTGTTTTCGAAAGAAAGATTAAGAAGCTCGAAGTTGAGACGGTGTACGGCGGTGTCCTTGTCATGGGCAGCGACTACTTGATCAACTATGGTTTGAAAACAAACGTGCCAAAGAACATGCACGATTTGTCTCGTGCAAACCTTTCTTATTCTGTTGTAGCTACCAATCTTGAGGATATGATTCCCAAGTCAATGGTGGATAGTTGCATTGGCTTTGCTGATCAGCTTCAGCTCACGCACTTGAAGATTCAACAGGCTGTAGCCAAGGCCAAGCCTGACGGCATTATCATTGACATTGAGGGGTTGGAGAATGTTCAGCTCGGTAAAGGTGGGGAACTACAGCCTCTGGAGTTGCACGATATCTACGAGCAAACTGGCGTCTTCTACTACAGAAGCAAGAACCCCGAAGGAGGGTTCCAGAATCCACCCATCCGTGAGATCGGGAACTCTGTTCGCAACATCAATGAGTTCATCGCGCTGTACAACCACTACCTCCGTATGATCCGCGACACAACGGGAATCAACGAAGCAATGGATGGCACGACTCCGAAGGGTGAGCAGCTTGTAGGCGTCCGTCAGCAAGCTATTGCAGCTGGTAACAACGCTATCTACGACATCACCAATTCATCTATGGTGTTGTTCAAGAAGGTTTGCGCTGACATTGTGAAGTGTCTCCAGATCTTGCCAAAAGAATCTGTTATTTACAAGGCTTACACCAATGCAATCGGTGATGAGAATATGAAGGTGCTAAATGCTTTCAAGGATCTCGTCATGTACAACTTTGGTGTTCACGTTGTAAAAGAAATGGAAGAGATAGAGAAGCAATACTTGGAACAAAACATCCAGGCTTCACTTGCTCAAAAGGAACTAGATATCGAGGATGCTATCGCTATTCGTCAGCTAAAGGATATCAATCAGGCTGAGAGGCTGTTGATTGTGCGTCGTAAAAAGCGTATCTCAAG